AACTGCAGTATTTCGGATTGGCGGTACGTGTTGGTAATCATAACGAATGGGCGATAACAACAGCCGGGCGTGAATTTCTTAGAGCAAAAAGAAAAATTGTACACTGGGTTATCACTAGAAATAACCTAGTAATTCGTCGCAGCGATGAACTCCTGTTTATATACCAGGTCAAGGATTGCGTACAATATAAAATTGAATGGATTGAAAATGCACGAATTCCCGGGCTGTTCGATTAAAGGTAAATTTGATGAAGATTTTGATAGACCCTATGCTTGCAATACTAGCAAAAGATTTACCAGACCGTGATAAAGCTGAAATATTTATGTGTATTTTGGAATACCCGTCTCGTGATTGTGAGTTGTCTTTATGGAGATACATGCGTCAGCAGATAGATCGTGATGCAGCAAAGTATCGTGAAAAATGTGCACATATGGCAGAAAACGGACGCAAGCGCTGGCAGAGCAAATCGGATACGATAAATAGCAATTCGGAAGTAAGTAAAGAAAATATAGATGTAAGCAAAATAAACATAAATAAAAATAATTGTAATGTAAGTGAAAGTAGTAATGCTCGCCAAATTGTTGAAAACGATGTTGATAATTTTCAAATAACTGACGCTTTTAGTTTTCAAGCGATCGGTAGCAAACATCCATCATTTGCAAATTACATAAAATTATACCTTCCACCGATCATAGCACGTGCAGAAAAAACATTGAAACAGAAACGAATTGGACAGTGGATTAACTTTGAACAAATCATAGATTGGATAGAACAAGAGCGAACATTCTATGCACAAAACCATGGAGATAAATCATGAACTTATCGCACATAGAATGGACTGTAGAATTAGTTGAGGAATGGTTGAACATGGCAGCAAAGACCGAGCGTGCACTGCCGCCTGTGTATCGCAAAGGACCGGCGGGACGCAAATGGGAAGTTGTTTGTGAATGGTACGAATTGCTGTGGGATCAGGATGATGATGACCGAGAACCAAAGTTCTGCCCTACAAACGAGCAATTATCACAATGGGAAGAAGTTGTGTTAAAATGGTTTCAACTTGTAGACAGTGGCAAAGATAAGAAGATTCTATGGTTGAGAGCTTGCGAGATGGGGTGGGCAAGGATCGGCAAAAGGGTCGGATTAACGCGACAAACCGTGGCGGCACGTCACCATGGCGCATTAAGAGATTTGGCGCGATCGCTAAAAACTTTCTATCACATAATTTCCCAAAATCCGACCGTGGATATACACGGACAATCCGCACAGAATAATAAATCAAAAGTGTAAAGAGTTCTTGCCTTTACACTTTATTCTAAAAATGACATGATTTCGAATATAATTGGAAACAATTATCCAATGACCGCCGAAAGGCGGTCTTTGTTTGGAATAACATGGTAATAATAAATTTGACTTTACAAGATGCGGATGCTGACAAACTGATGCTTCTTGCTGAAAATAATGTTCGGTTTGTAGCGGCGAAGACATTAACACAAACAGCACAGGTGGCGCAAACCGAAATCAAAAAACATTTGCACGAAATATTTGTATTGCGTAAATCGAACTTTGAAAAGTCAATCAAGATTCGTCCAGCGGTAAAACAGAATCTTGAATCCAAAGTTTATACAATGGCAGGGTTCGCAGCACTGCATCAGACCGGCGGAAAACAAACGGCTTTATCGGGACGGCTAGCTATACCAAAGTATAATTCTTTATCTGAAATCAAAGCAGGACGCAAGAGTAACCCTGCTGGTTCGTTCTTGCTCCGTACGAAAAATGGTGCGCACATCATTGCAACGCGCAACGGCACAGAGATGCGAGTCTTGTACTATCTGAAATCGCTTGCGTACATGCCAAAGCGATTAAATATGATTGAAATCACCGAGGATGTGGCACAAAAACAAGTGCCCCGACTCTTTTCTGAAAACCTTTCCCAAATATGATCCACAAAAAAATATAGGTTCTGTGGGGACTTTTTCGTAAGAGGGTAAAGGCGACCCCGGCGCATCACTAGCGACAGAGTAAAAAAAACGGCGAACGGCGAACACTAAAAGTTTTGTAATAAGCAGAAAACAAAGTAATTCGTATTCACAAAAATAAAAACGGTGAACAGGAAACACAATGAAAATAAATTATACCGATTTGAATCTATCAATCCAGTATGTTGAAATTGAAAAGTTAAAACCATTTGATAAAAATCCAAGAACGCACAGCAAAGAACAAATCGTTCAGATTGCAAACAGTATTCAAAAGTTCGGTTTTATCAATCCGATTTTGGTTGACGAAAACTTTGAAATCATTGCTGGTCATGGACGCATATTGGCAAGTAAAGAACTGGGATTGGATAAAGTTCCGGTCGCACAACTGTCGCATTTGACCCATGCTGAAAAACGTGCATTGTTAATTGCCGATAATCGCATTGCAGAAAATGCAGGTTGGGACGATGAATTACTTGCCGAAATTATGGCAGAATTACACAATGATAAATTTGATCTGTCGTTGTTAGGTTTTTCTAATAAAGAACTGGAAGAGTTGCGTGCGGATTTTGATAGCGAAAATCAAATATCCGATACCATTGACGATGTGCCGGATATACCGATCACACCCGTATCAAAGAAAGGTGATTTGTGGATTCTGGGGGAACATCGATTATTATGTGGGGATGCATTATCATCGGACGATTTAACACGTGTAATGAATGGCGAAATCGCAACAATGACCTTTACCGATCCGCCATACAATATCGATTACCAAGGCAGTGCATCCGACCGCAAAAAAGAAGGTGGGGCAAAACGTGGAATCTTGAATGACAAATTGGGGACAGGATTCTATGCGTTTTTAGAAACAGCATTAAAAAACATCTTGTCGCATACATTGGGTTCGTCATATATCTGCATGGGCGGTTCAGAATTACATACCTTGTACGAGGCATTTGCGGCGGCAGGCGGACGATTTGAAACATACATTGTATGGGTTAAAAATAAGTTTTCGCTTACCCGCGCAAGATATCAACATCAATCCGAATGGATTATGTTTGGGGATTCTGCAATCGGTGAAGAACCACCATACAAGGAACAACACGAAGAGGTTTTTGTTGGACGTAAAAATACCCCTGGAGAAGTGCCTTGGTATGGCGGGCGGAATCAAACGGACGTATGGAACTTTGACCGTCCGAATAAAAATGATTTACACCCGACTATGAAACCTGTCGCACTGATTGAACGTGCAATTCACAATTCAAGTAAGGCAATGGATATTGTTCTTGATCCATTTGGTGGAAGTGGTTCAACACTTATCGCCTGTGAAAAAACAAACCGCCGTTGTCGGATGATTGAACTGGATGAGAAATACGTGGATATAATAATCGGGCGTTGGCAAGAATTCACAGATCAAATTGCCAGACACGAAAGTGGAAAAACATTTACCGAAATACAAGCCGAACGAGCATAACAAGATGAAACAAAATGCTGTTATCACGAAGAGATTATGCCACGCATCGTGGGTGCGCAATATCCAGTGTTCAAAAAGCGATTGAAACAGGACGTATCACACTGGTGAATGGAAAAATTGATCCAGATAAAGCTGATCAAGAATGGGAAAAGAATACAAATCCTGCATATAATCCAGAAAAAAGTGCCGAAAGCACTCGTCCTAAATTCTCATTAGCAGACGCCAGGGCACAAAGTGTTGCCTTGGATGTAGCGTTAAAGAAAATGGATCTGAACGAACGCCAGGGAAAAACACTTGATGCCGATACTGTGCATTCACAAATGCATATTGGTGCACGCGCTGCAAGGGATAGAGTTTTATCTGTTCCACGAAAAATTGCGGCAAAATTAGTACATAAATCCGATGCAAAAGAAATAGAACAGATTTTGGAAAAAGCACTAGAAAAAGAACTTTATGGATTATCGGATTTTTTAGATGGTGGAAATAGATCATGACAGTTTTGTATTCACTGGATTAGCAAGTGGTTGGCGACCAGATCCTAAAAAAACAATTACAGAATGGGCAGATGAACACAGATATTTATCAAGTGTGTCGAGTAGCGAGCCAGGCAAATGGGAAACATCGCGCACCCCGTATTTGAAAGAGATTATGGATTGTCTTTCGCCAAAATCGAAATACGAAAAAATAGTATTTATGAAAGGTGCGCAAATCGGTGGCACAGAATGTGGCAATAATTGGTTTGGCTTTATTGTACATCATGCGCCTGGGCCAATGATGATTGTAAATCCAACTGTTGAAATGGCAAAACGCAATTCAAAAATGCGAATTGACCCAGCAATAGCGGCGTGTCCGACATTAGCGGAACGGATTAGCGATAATCGTTCCAGAGATTCCGGCAATACGATATTGATGAAAGAGTTCCCAGGTGGCGTATTGTATATGACTGGTGCAAACTCTGCCGTTGGATTACGATCCATGCCGGTACGATACTTGTTTCTTGATGAGGTAGACGGATTCCCAAATGATGCAGGCGCCGAGGGTGATCCTGTGGACTTGGCCGTTCAGCGTACAGCTACATTCAGTAATCGTAAAGTCTTTATGGTGTCCACCCCAACAATCAAAGATGCATCTCGTATCGAGCAAGCGTTTCTTGAGGGTGATCAGCGATACTACTTCGTCCCGTGCCCAGAATGCGGACATATGCAACGGTTGTTATGGAAGAATATAGTATTTGACAGTAAAAAGTTTGTGGTTGCTAAGCATAAATGCGAAAAGTGCAAAGCCTTGTGGGAAGATTGGCAAAAAGATGAAATCTTATCTCGTGGCGAATGGCGCGCAACCAAACCTGAGAATAAAACGGCATCGTTCCATTTATCCTCACTTTACAGTCCACACGGATGGGCATCGTGGACTGATATCGTACGTGAATTCCTGGACGCTAAAAACGATCCAAACCGTTTGCAAGTGTGGACTAACACAAAACTTGCAGAAACATGGGAAGATATGGCTGGCGAGCAAATCGACCCTACGGGTCTAATGTTGCGACGTGAGAAGTTCGGAAACGATTTGCCATCGGGCGTTGTGGTTCTAACCTGTGGTGTTGATGTACAGGATAACCGCCTTGAATTGGAAGTGGTCGGTTGGGGGCGTGGCGAGGAGTCGTGGTCAATTGGATACTACATCCTGTACGGAGATCCATCGACCCCTGAACTATGGGCACAATTGGATACGGTGCTGTCGCACAAATATTCGCACAGCAAAGACGTGTCCGATATGGGTATTACAGCAACTTGCGTGGACAGTGGCGGACACTACACCGATTTCGTAGTCAATTATTGCTATGCAAGGCGAATGAATGGCGTGTGGGCGATAAAAGGTACGGGCGGTAGCGGCAAACCGATATGGCCTGCGACGGCCAGTAAATCGTTCAATACGAAAAAGCCCGTGTATGTCATTGGGGTCAATGATGCCAAAGATACACTGATGCGCCGTCTACATATGACGGAATCATCAGGTTCTGGTGTTTGGCATTTCCCCCTGAGTCGTGAGCAGGATTGGTTCGAACAGATTACAAATGAAATCGTGCGTAAAAAATACAGCAAAGGTAGATTGATTCGTGAATGGACTCCTCGTAAAGAGGGTGTCCGTACCGAAGGTCTTGACTGCCGTGTATATGCGTATGCTGCACTCAGAGGGCTGGTACGAAACTATCGCCTTAATCTTGACTTGGGTGCAGATAGATTGGCGGACGTGCAAAGAAAAAAGACAGTACCCAAAGCGCCCGCACACGAGCAGAAAACTGAACAGCCAATACAAACCGCCGTACCTAGAATACGGCGTGTTCGTTCAAGGGGGATCTAATGAATTACGAAGAACAATTGAAACAAGTTCAAAAAGCAATCAGTGAAATTCTGGACGGAGCTCAAGAGGCATCGTATAACGGACAACGTGTTCGCAAAGCCGATCTTGAAACATTACAAACTCGTGAACAATGGCTGATCAAACAAATTGAAACAAAAAAACGTGGTGGAGTCCGTGTCCGTTGCGTCATTCCGAATTAAGAGAACACAATGTGGATACACGTACCTTTAACATCTTGTCAATCTGCAGTGGCGTGGGCGGACTCGAACTCGGGGTTGGACTCGCTGTACCAAACGCTCGCACGGTCTGCTATGTGGAAAGCGAAATATATGCGACCGCAATTTTGGCAGAACGCATGGCTGAAAACGCCTTGGATAGCGCACCTGTTTGGACAGATCTGCGAACCTTTGACAGCAAACCGTGGCGTGGAAAAGTGGATTGCATCGTTGGCGGATACCCGTGCCAACCTTTCAGCGCGGCAGGACACAGACGCGGGGAAAACGATCCCAGACATCTGTGGCCAATTGTTGCTGCCATTATTCGAACCGTTGAGCCAACAGTCTGCTTTTTCGAAAACGTCCGAGGACATTTATCTCTTGGATTTTATGAAGTCGCAAGAGATTTACAACAAATGGGCTACACGGTTAAAGCGGGGTTGTTTACAGCGGCGGAAGTCGGCGCGAGCCACAACCGAGAGCGACTCTTCATACTGGCCTACCGCAACGGCAATGGATGCCGTAACGGATATCCTATCGGAAAACGACAAGTATGTTCGATCGGAATCGGGAAACATTCGCCGTCACACGAAAACGGGTTGGTCTCGGTCGCTCGGTCTGGCACGAACAGCGAAACTGTGGCCGACAATCTTGGCAAGTGCCGGAGTCGGCTCGAGCACGAAAGAGATAAAGGCGGGCAATCCGAAAAAACGGATAGACGTTGCGATCCAACTGTGGCGAACACCACTGACAAGCGATTGCAACGGCGGCATGGAAGAATTTGTTCGGGGCACGAACATGCGTCTGAATCTGCGAAGTCAGGCAAACACACTCTATCCCTGTGGCCACCCAGACCCGATGACCGTGAAGAGTGGTCAAAAGTACCCGCATCACTTAAACCCGCTGTTCTGCGAATGGCTGATGGGATGGCCAATAGGATGGACAGAATTCGCGCCTGTGGGAACGGCGTTGTACCACTGGCGGCGGCATATGCTTGGCGAACTCTCACGTCTAATCTCGAGATAAAATACGATGAAAATAACAATACCAAAACAGAATTTGATTGATAAGGCAATATCGTTTGTATCTCCGTCAACAGGATTGAAAAGGTGGCAAGCACGGACACATATGGCAATGCTCGGCGGATACACAGGGGCACGCCGTGACCGCCGTCAAACCCGTGAATGGAATACGGTATCGGGATCGGCAGATAATGTCACCCTGGATGATTTGCCGGTGCTCCGTGATCGTTCCCGTGATTTGCTTCGTAATGCTCCGCTTGCCACGGGCGCAGTCAATACGCTCGTCACGAATGTGATTGGCACGGGTCTTCACCCACAGTCGCATATCGACCGAGATACATTGCGTCCGTATCTAAAAACAGACGATGCAATGGAAAAATGGGAATCAGAGGCAGAATGTATATTTACTATATGGGCAAACAATCCCGATTGCGACATCACCCGCAGTCAATCATTCACAGAATTGCAAGCACTGATTTTGCGTTCTTGTTTAGAATCTGGCGATGTATTAGTGCTCAGAAAATATCGAGAACGACCTGGTAATCCTTTCGGTACGTCATTGCAGATTATAGAAGCAGATCGTGTAGATGGGGGCAATACCGCTGGTGTAGATATTGATGTGGATGGCGCGCCTGTTGCGTACAATGTCCTTGAATCGTATGAACCAAATGCAAATGGTGTCAAAATTCCCGCATTCGATGCAGATGGACGGCGACAAGTTTTGCATATATTCAATCGCACGCGACCAGGACTGACTCGTGGGGTTCCATATCTTGCACCAGTGATTGAATCATTAAAACAACTGGACAAATATACCGAAGCAGAGATTATGGCTGCGGTGGTAAGTAGTATGTTCACTATATTTGTGAAAAGTGAGTCCGAGGGCGGCTTACTTCCTATTGGTGAGAATGAACCAGTGGCGAAAGGCGGTGATTATAAATTATCTCCTGGGGCAATATTGGATCTACAACCGAATGAGGGAATCGAGATTGCAAATCCGAACAGACCAAATGCTGGATATGACGGATTCGTGCAATCAATCTTGCGTCAGATTGGCGTAGCTCTCGAGATACCATTTGAAATATTGATAAAGCACTTCACTGCTAGTTATTCGGCAGCACAAGCTGCATTGGTTGAGGCATGGAAAACGTTCAGCACACGGCGAAAGTGGATAGCGACGGGATTCTGCCAACCTGTATACGAAATGGTTATTACGGAGGCAATCGCCAAAGGAATCCTGGACGCACCAGGATTTTTTAGTGACCCATTTGTTCGCGCCGCATATCTCGGTGCTGAATGGATTGGCCCACCAAGAGGTCAAATTGACCAACTTAAAGAGATCCGTGCAGCAGATTATCGCGTACGCCTTGGTATATCAACTTTGGAAGAGGAAACCGCACAAATTACAGGTGGACGTTGGGAAACCAAACACACGCAACGTGTGCGCGAATTCAAAATGCGAACTGAGGCCGGACTTTCTGAAACACGACTGCCCGTAACCAATACAACAAAGGAAGATAACGATGACGAATGAATTACTTTCAATTTCAAAACATTGGGCGATTGATCCTGATGCACTAGCAAATTTGAACATAAGGATTGCTGACTATCGTTCAGGTAAGTTTATGCCTGGTTCAAAAGAGCATAATACAGACATTGTGAGTGGTATAGCTGTAATTCCCGTATACGGTGTCATTACCGCACGTTCTGACATATATACAACAATATTTGGTGGCACTGCTTTGACGCAGATCCGTACCGCACTGGAAGAGGCAATTTCAGACACAAATGTAACAAGTATTCTGTTGGATATAGACAGTCCTGGCGGTGTTGCGGTCGGCCCAAGTGAATTATCAGAATTTATCAAGATATCGCCAAAACCGATCATTGCATATGTCGGACGCAACTGTTGCTCTGCAGCATATTGGATCGCATCCGCGTGCACAAAAATCATTGCACATAAATCCGCAATGCTTGGATCAATTGGTGTGGTCTCTACCGTGGCTGTACAGGAAACGCCCGACACAGATGGTAATCGATATATTGAAATCGTATCCAGTAATGCTAAAGACAAACGCCCAGATCCGCGCACACCCGAGGGATTAGGAACAATACGTGCTGAATTGGATGCGTTGGAATTGGAATTTATATCCGCTGTTGCGGAAAACAGAAAATTGCCCGTAGATTTTATCAAGGCCGAGTTTGGTCAAGGTGGAGTCAAGATCGGACGTGATGCTGTCTCATGCGGTATGGCGGATGAACAGGGCAATTACGAGGCAACAATCAATCAACTAAAAGGAAAGAAAATGCCAGAAGAAAAAACAACAATCTCGGCCGAACAAATCGCCGAGTATCGCGCCGAGGGTGCGGCAACAGAACGCGACCGTCTGAATGCCTTGGATGAAGTCGCAATGGCGGGTTACGAAGACCTGTTGAAAGCAGCGAAAGCTGATCCGTCCATGACAGCTTCAAGCTTAGCATTACAAATTGTTCAAGCAGAAAAAGCTAAGGGCAATTCGCATATTGCATCACTAAAAGCTGCTGACGCGGCGATGCCGACAGTTGCGCCAACACAACCAAAAACAGAATCAATATTTGCAAACGCAACCGAACGTGCTGAACACGAATGGAATATGTCTGCAGAAATACGTTCCGAATTCGGGGGCAATAAAGATGCTTACATTGCGTTCAAAGTTGCTGAAGAAAACGGTCAAGTAAAAATCCAAACCAAAGGTAAATAGTTATGACACAAAAAATATTTGAAACACCAAACGATACCAATGCAATCGGCATCGCGGAAAACGTAAAGATCGCCGAGGGCGCATTGATCGGTCGCAATAGCAATGGCTTTGGACGAGCAATCGAAAGCAGCGATATGCCTGTTGGATTTGCAATGGACGAAGTCGACAATATAGGTGGAGAAAACGGTCAAAAATCCGTTGATGTGCGCGCAGTAGGTAAAGTCGTTCTTGAAATCCAAGGCGTGAATGAAACATCTGTCGGCGGAAAAGTTTATGCAACTGCAAATGATGAATTCACATTGTCTGAAACCGATATTTACATTGGCACTCTTGTTCGTTGTGATAAAGAAAACAGCGGCATTGTCGCGTTTAACTTTCTGAACGCAGAACAAGTAATACCTGCAGAATCCGAACAACCAGAAGAAACACAGGGGGAATAATCATGTCTTTAAATCAGCTGACTTCACGTGCCGTAATTGGCATGTTTTACCAGCGCTTGAACGAAAGCGATGGTATGGAATGGATCAACGCTATTTCTAATTATTTTTCGAGTGACCAAGACACAGAGGAATACCGATGGATTGGTCAGTCCCCTGTAATGAGAGAATGGGTAGGTGGACGGCACGCCAAAGGATTCACATCCAATGGTATCACTATTGCAAACAAACATTTTGAGGCAACAATTGATATTCCTGTCAAACATTTACGCCGTGATAAAACTGGGCAGATAAAAGTCCGCATCGGAGAACTTGCTCAGAAAACTAAATCACACTGGGGCCTGTTGCTGTCTGAATTGATTGCCAAAGGGGATGCAACATCATGTTATGACGGCAAACCTTTCTTTTCGGAAACTCATAAAGAGGGAAAGTCGGGGGTTCAGTCAAACAAAATATCGTTCAATCTGACCAACGCCGCAATAAATGGCGAAGTCGGTGTTCCAGTCGCCCCAACTGAGGCAGCAATGCGCGCTGCAATACTATCTGGCATACAACAGATAATTGGATTCAAGGACGATATCGGCGAGCCGATGAATGAAAATACAACAAAGTTCGTAGTCATGGTTCCTGTAAATCTGTTTTATGTTGCACAGGCGGCGATTGCTGCCCCGCTGACCGTTGGTGGTGCAACGAATCCTGTCAAGATCTTAGCAAATATGGATATTGCTATTGCATCAAATGTCCGTTTGAAAGACGAGGATACGTTCTATGTATTTCGTGCAGACGGCGATGTGAAAGCATTCATACGTCAAGAAGAGGAATCTGTTCAGGTCAAGGCGAAAGCAGAGGGTAGCGAATATGAGTTTGATCATGACGCGCATCAGTATGGTGTCGATACCTGGCGGAACGTTGGTTATGGATATTGGCAGCATGCGACTCAGGTCACAATCACAAAGACAGGTGCTTAATGTTCGATTTTGACAAGTTTGTGAATGAGCCTGCGCACGCAATCTTTGGGCGGCAAATTTTATACCGCCCAAAGAACATAAATTTTTCGTCATTTACATTGTCTGGTGATTTTCATATTTCGTACATGGACATAAATCTTGTGAATGCCGGTGCTGATATATCTTCCGCGAAGACGGTTGTGTTTGTTCGTGATGCGGACTTTCCAAGAAATTATCCTGAATCTTTGGCTGGCGATTACGTGATGATTGACGGCAAAGAGTGGCAAATCATAGACATTGAATCACACATACCAGGTAGTAAAAAGTTGATACTTCATGAGCCATAGAAAACAAATTCGTGATGCAATAGCGGCGCGTCTGTGTGAAACATTCCAAAATGTTTTTGCAAGTCGAGCTAAACCATTATTCGACCAAGATCTGCCTGCCGTGCTTGTGTACACAACGTCCGAAGATATAAAACAGGAACGTTGGGATACGGATGGGTTCGGTTCATTGACACGTGAATTGGATTTAATGGTTGAGGCAGTAGATCTAGGGTCAGCAGATTTGGATGATAAATTGGACACACATGCAGCCGCGATTGAATCTTCCCTTGATGGTTGGGAGATTCCGGATCATAAGTCCGCTATCATGCGTTTTAAAGGAACAGATATGGATATGTCTATAGAGGGTAATAAATCATATGGTGCGGTGAGACTGGCGTTCAGCATCACATACATTACGGATACGAAAAATGAGCATTGAAAACGGTCGTGATATTGCGGAATTATTTCGCCGTGTGAATAATCTGATACGGATCGGCAAAGTTGCCGAGGTAGATTATACATCCGCTCGTGCTCGTGTACAGATCGGAAAAAACACTACTGCCTTCCTGCCGTGGCTTGTACCAAGTACTGCGACTTGGTTCCCGTTAAAAAACGGTGAACAGGTGGTCGTGTTGTCCCCAAATGGGGATTTAGGCATGGCGGTCATTCTTCCAGCATTGTACCAGTCCACAAAACCCGCCCCGAGTAAGGATGAAAAAAAGGTTGTAATCGTGGCGGATATTGAACAAACAGGATCAAAGATTATGACAGGATCTCTTCATGTTGAAAAAGATATTAGCACAGAGTCAAATATCAATGCAGATGCAAATATGAACTCTGGAGGTGATATCGTTGCATCCGGGGAAGTAATTGGCAAAGGCGTAGAATTATCAACGCATTCACATCCATTCCAGTATGTGGGAGCGGGACAAGGTGCGACGCCACAATCCGGTGCAACTCAAAAGCCTAGTTAAACTCCTTGATTTTTTGGCTGTATTTTCCGATAATCTGTAAGATGAACAAGATAAAAATATCTTACGAATTGCATGCATTGGACGAACAATATCGCCCAAATGTAGAAGCACTGATAAAAGCCCTTATGGATTGGGTGCAAATTACCGAAAATGAATGGTTGGTATTGTCAAATCGATTAAATGCAGCCGCATTGCAGGCAGAGATTGAAAAAGAATTGAAAAGCAAATCCAGCAAGGTATCGGTCGTGAATATGAAAAAGAAAACCAAGGTCACAAATGATGGATATCTAAGCGCTAAAAACGACGAAGCCAGTGAAATGCTTTTCACAGCGAGGTATTGAGATGAAAGATACACCACAAATAAAAATAAATTTAAACACAGGCGATATTGTAAAAGCAATTGATAATCAAACGTCAAATAATACAAGAGAAATTATAATACAAAATTCTAAAGATAATCCTATACGAGTAAATGCTGGCACAGATTATGTTGGAATATCAATCGCAATTATAGCATTAGCTGTATCTTTGTGGGTTGCTATTAGAGAAAGGCTTTTACGAAAAAATGATGCACTGTACCCACATCGCATCAATATGTATTCTGATATAATGAAAATTATAGACGCTTTTATTTTAGAATCAATTGGGGTAGATGGTTCCATCTCTGACGTTAATAAAGCATTTGAAAGGTTTAAAGAATTATCAAAAATCAGATCCAATTTTGAAGAGATAAAAATACAATCAAATTTAATTTTTCCCAATATAAAAGAACAGATCGATGTAATCTCTGAGAAAATGCTTGCATTGTGGAAATCAGATTTACATCTGATTCCAAAAATTGAAGAAATAAATGCTTTGCCCGAAACTGAAAAAAATACACATAATAGTCAGATGATAAAGAATCACGAAACCCAACGGGAAGAGATCCAAAAAGCAAAAGAAAAACTTATGGAAATATTTCCAAAAAAATTAGGGCAGTGACACAACCTCGCAATAGCAAGGTTTTTATACGGAAAAATCAATCATGAACGGAATGAATAAAATAACCGGCGCGGCGCTGTCGGGGGTGGCTCATTTGCGCCAAAGCATCGCAGATATTCTGACCACACCGATTGGCAGTCGGGTAATGCGGCGGGATTATGGGTCGCGTCTGTTTCAACGTATTGATGCACCAATAACCGGTGAATTGATTGCCGAGATTTATAGCGACGTAGTTGAGGCATTATTCAATTACGAGCCACGGTTCGAGGTATCAAACGTAACCGTAGTGTCCGTGAACGGCGGACATATCGTTCTTGACTTGACCGGCACATACCTGCCTACGGGCGAAACAATAACAATGGAAAAAATCAATGTCTGATGCTCTGAACTTTGATGATATCAAACAGTTTATGACACCCGACCACATTGACCTGTCAGCGTTACCACCGCCAAAGATAATTGAGGAACTGTCTTTCGGAGATGTGCTGGACTCACTGATTTCAGATTTTTGCACCCGTAATCCTGCGTACACGGCACTCTTGGAATCCGACCCTGTGATGATCGCACTTGAATGTGCGGCATACCGTGAAGTATTGCTTCGACAACGGATTAACGAGGCGGCAAAAGCAACGATGCTTGCATATGCCACAGGCACGGATTTAGACAATGTGGCGGCGTTCTATGGTGTGCAGAGATTGGATGGTGAACAAGATGACCGTCTGCGATTTCGCGCACAGTTGGCGTTGGAATCGCTAACTACAGCAGGATCTGAAAAAGCGTATCTATTTCATGCACTATCAGCATCGCCTGACGTTAAATCTGCAAGTGTATCCAGTCCCGAACCAGGAAAAATTCTTATCAGTGTACTTCCTGTTGAAAAAGATGAAGAAGAGGATGAAAACTTACCTGAACTAACCGATATCGTTTTAGAATATGTCAGTAGTGAGGACAAACGACCATTAACTGACTTGGTATTAGTGGAAAATGCCGAGATTATAGAATACGAGGTTAACGCAAGGGTGTATTTGTATTTCGGCCCGAGTATGACGATTACCGAAGACGAATGTCGTTCTAGTTTGGATGCCTATGTTGCAAAGTGCAACAAGATAGGTAACACAGTCGCACGATCTGGAATCTTTGACGCATTGCATGCCGAGGGTGTGCGTAAAGTCGAATTAACTAGTCCGGCACAGGATATAGAAACAACAAAACGGCAAGCTCCAAACTGCACCGCCATAAACATAGAATTCATAATTGCAAATGACGATACTACCACCTAACGCTTCACCGCTACTCCGTGATTTCGAGGATGCCGCTACCATGCGGCATTTTATTTTGCAAAATAATCCATTGCGATATCTGAATAATCCCAACCTGTGCCCCGAGCATATTCTACCGTGGCTTGCCTGGGCCATGTCGGTGGATGTGTGGAATAATAATTGGCCTGTTGCAACAAAGCGCTCCGTGATACGGCAATCCGTGCAAGTGCATAAATTAAAAGGCACGATTGGTGCGCTGAAACGAGCGTTGATCGCATTCGGATTCGCAAATATTCTGGTCGAAGAATGGTTCGAATACGGCGGCCCTCCGTTTACATTTAGGGTGTATGCCCAACTGTTTGAGGACGGGCATTCGCTTGCAGAAATGGGATTAGTGTTCACAACTATTATGCAGACAAAGAATCTGCGATCACATCTTGAAAAGTTCCTGCCACAGATAAGCACCGAAAACAATCGTCCCAAAGTGGCGGTCGTTTTCGGACATACAGATTACACAACGATATACCCGAGGGAATGATGAGCGAATTCTATTCAATTTTGACCGCCAAAGGATTGGCAAAGGTTGCTGCACTTGCCAACGACGAAACAATACGTCTGACCCACATGGTATTTGGCAACAGCACTAATTCTCCGAACGAAGACCAAACTGAATTAGGAAGTGAAAAACACCGATGCGAACTAATTAAAGTTGCTGTTGTAAATAATCAAATTATTGCCGAGGCAATAATACTTGGCAACATAGGTGGTTTTTGGGTACGTGAAATTGGAATCATTGATTCTGATGGGGATTTGTTCGCCGTGGGTAAGTACCCAGCAACATACAAACCAATTAGTGACGAGGGTTCTGTCAAAGAGTTGGGCGTACGTATGATTATTGCAGTCGTGAATACCGATGCAATTGTAATATATAATATGGGGATAGTTGATGGCGCGGCGAACACCAACCTGGACAATTTGACCTTTGCTGGTCAGAAAAAATTCAACGATAAGGCGGATTTGGAATCTCCGGGACTTTTTGGTATTCCGACCACTCCGACCGCCGAGGTCGGCACAAATACCGAACAGATTGCAAATACTGCATTCGTTCAAATGGCGATTGCGGCATTGATAAATTCCGCTCCCGGGGTATTAGATACATTGCAGGAATTGGCTGCAGCATTAGGCGATGATCCAAATTTTTCAGACACAATAATGACCATGTTGGCTGACAAGGTGAATTCCGAAACATTTGAGGCATTTGAAACAACAATATCAAACCTGTTGGGAGAAAAGGCTACTTCTGAATCAGTTGAGGAATTAACAACATCAATAACTGAATCTCTTGCTGGGAAAGTCGCAAAGACCGGTGACGCGATGTCTGGTGCGTTATCCGCACACAATGAGGATCCAACAGTCGCTTTCAATGTCCGTAATATCAAAGCACAAACTGTAGATCCAGGGGTGGAAAGTGAATTAACAACAGGTTGCGTCTTACTGGTATATGAATAGAGGAATTTGAAATGGCAAAAAACACCCTCATTGGGATCAATAATATATCGAAGAAAGTCGGTAAGATTTATTTAGGGGTTAATGGGATCGCAAAAAAAATCAAAAAAGGATATATCGGTATCAACGGATTTGCGAAATTGTTTTATTCTGGTGATCCTGTCCTAATTTACGAAAACGCCGATGCTGGAACACATACTCTAGATCTTGCGGCAGGCAGATATGAAATAACGCTTATTGGTGGTGGCGGTGGTGGCGCGGGTGCACGAAGCACAGCGGTAAATAACCATCACTACGCTCAGGGTGGTGTCGGTGGAACATTGCAGTTTATAGCAAATCTTGCAACATCGGCCAACATACAGATTGTTGTTGGAACTGGTGGCACGACCAATTCTTTCACTTTTGCTGGTGCAGGAAGTTCCGCGACAGGTACAACGGGTGGCGCAACAACGATAACAGGGTTTGCAAATTTGACAGCAAGTGCTGGTGGTGGAACAGCGGCGAACATAAGTTCAACTTCCAGTAGTGGTTGCAATCGTAATGTCGGCGTGATTGGAACGAATATTCTGTCAGGAAGTGCGTTGCAAGAAACACTTATAAATAATCCAAATGCTTGCGTGTCTGGACAAAGTACATCAACAGGAACGATGCGCACGGCGACCGGACGCATCAATAGTAACTGGTCTAATAATACCAGCGAGGGTAAATCTGGTGACCATGGATGGAACAATACGACAATGATGAACATGGTTGGTTCATCTGGATATGTACGGATTGTAATGCTGTAACAAAAAGAATATGCATGAAAAACAAACGACCATTTTTGGCATGGAATCGAGAAAATCAAGCAGCCTTTGCCGGCGAAATATCGAAAGAATTAGAAAAGAAAGCAAGTGCTGAATCACTTGAAAATTTATCTGAAATAACCACTGTTGCTCTTACCGATAAAATATCAAAATCAGGCGATGCTATGACTGGGGGGTTGGAAATAAAATTTCCGCCATCAACGCCGATTGGTTCAATTTTTCCAATCGTATTAAAAGGTAAATTTGCTGAAACAAATACGGAATATATTTGGAAATTAGGAATATCTACGGTCAGTACACAATTTTATTTCCGATATAACTCACAGGATATTATCTCAATAATTGCTTCAATTGGAATAGTTCCTTTGAACAAAACTCTAACACTTGGATATAACAATATCCAGTGGGCAAATACTTTTACAAAAAAGATAAATAACGGTGCAGATATTGAAATTCCTGCCAAAGCAGGGACGTTGGCTTTGATCTCTGATATCGAAGACATATTAAGACAACATGGACTCATTTAATTCAACAAACTAAAAAGGAGTAAAAAATGGCAGATAGTTTCCTGCACGGGGTCGAGGTCATTGAATTAGACGGTGGTGCTCGCCCGATACAAACCACGGCGTCATCCGTAATAGGACTTGTGGGTACAGCGCCCAAAGGCCCTGTGAATACCCCAACGCTTATATTAGGATCGCGATCCGAGGCAATTGAAGTATTTGGCGAAGATACCGATGGATACACAATCCCCGCGGCACTGTCCGCAATCTTTGACCAAACTGGGGCAATGGTTGTGGTCGTGAATGTGGCAGATCCTGAAAACGAAGATTTTCAAGACGAAGATTATAAATTTGATGTATCAAAAATCACCTTATCCGATGTGGTAGGTGGCACGAATCCTGATGGTACGTACCGAGGGGCAAAATGCCTTTTGGCGGCACAAACTGAATGCAAGGTCACACCACGTATTCTTATTGCTCCTGGATTCACACACGAAACCTCCAGTAATGAAAGCCTCTTGGTCGGTGAATTGAAAAACATTGCTGAACGCATGCGAGCAACCGTAATAGCCGATTGTCCAAATGAAACCAAGGAGGTTGCACTGGCATTTGTTGAAAACATCAATTCAGATCGCGTGTACTGTGTATATCCGTGGGCGAAAGTTTTCAAAAATAACAAAACTATAGAAGAGCCTTTATCCGCACGCATTGCTGGGTTGATCGCAAACAGCGACAATGAGCGTGGATTTTGGTGGTCTCCGTCCAACCGTGAAATCAACGGTATTGTAGGACTATCAAAACCTATTGATTTCGCAATGGGCGATTCTACTTGTATTGCGAATTTCTTGAATGAAAAGAAAATTGCAACCATTATCCAACAGGACGGATTCCGTCTATGGGGTAACCGCACTACTGCAAGTAATACTAAGTGGCAATTCTTGTCAGTTCGCCGTACAGCAGATTTAATAAATGATTCCTTGGCACGGGCACATATGTGGGCGGTTGATCGTAATATAACCAGAACCTATGTTGAAGATGTAATTGAGGGTGTGAACAATTACATGAGATATCTGAAAAATATAGGGGCGATTATTGGTGGTACGTGTTGGGCGGATTCTTCGTTGAACACTCCCGAAAATATCCAGTTAGGAAAAATTATATTTGATTTCGACTTCACACCGCCATACCCGGCAGAACATATCACGTTCCGTAGTCGCATGGTCAACAATTACTTAAATGAAATCTTTGAATAAAGGGGAATGCAAATGCCAAAAATACTTAAAAACTTTAACTTATTTGTGGATGGGCGTGGCTATGCTGGACGTGCCGAGGAAGTCACACCACCAAAACTAACCATCAAGACCGAGGAACTTCGAGCAGGTGGTATGGATGCACCGGCAGAGATTGATATGGGGATGGATAAGATAGAGGCATCGTTTTCACTCGTGGAATACGATCCTGAGATCTTGACCCAGTTTGGAGTTGTGTCTGGAAATTCTGTCGCAATCACGTTACGAGGTGCATTGGTTGATGATACAACAACTACACCGATGGTAATTCGTGCACAGGGTATGTTCCGTGAAATTGATATGGGTAAGTTCAAAGCGGGCGACAAGGCCGTAATGCAGTGTACGGTTTCGTGTCGTTATTACTCACTTGAAATCGGTGGCAGAAAACTGATTGAAATTGATATTGATAATATGACCCGTGTGATAAATGGGGAAGATAAACTCGCTGAGGTGCGCGCAGCATTGGGGATATAACATGAACAACACAATAAAACTAAAATATCCCGTCATAATTGACGGTGTTTCTTACAAGGAACTAACCATGCGGCGTTCCCGTGTCAAAGACCGTCTTGCGGTCGCTAATATGAAAGACAAATCGGACGAAGAGAAAGAAATTTTGCTATTCGCAAATCTCTGCGAAGTATCGCCCGATGTAATTCGTGAATTGGATGAATCCGACTATCCAACCATACAAAAGGTGTATATGAGTTTTTTCGGATCAGCGGAAACATCCGCCGAGAAATTATAGTCCTTTCACACATTACCAATTGGCCACTCTCGGACATTCTTGAAATGACCGAAGGTGATTTTTACGAATGGCATAAAATCGCTATTCAAACTTATAACGAAATGAATAGACAATAAAATGGCAGTACAATCGTCAGTTTCAGTAATTATCGGTGCAGAACTTGGAGGAACGTTCAAGGGTGCATTTGGCGATGCAAAAACACAATTGACCACTCTCGGTAATGCAATCAAAGGGTTGGACAAGGTATCAAAAAATGCAGATGCATTTGTAAAACTAAAACAGGATACTGCTGCCGCCAAAGCTGAGATGCAATCGGCCGAACAACGTGTTCGCGCGTTGTCAGATGAGATTGCAAAGACCGACAAACCGTCAAAAGAATTACAATCAAACTTTCGCACCGCTAGTAAAGAAGCGGCAGTTGCAAAACAAACATACGACAATAATTCTGTAGCCTTACATGATATGGGAAAACAACTATCCGATGCTGGTATAAATGTAAAAAATCTTACTGGTGAACAGACAAAACTGGGTAGTGCCCTTGAAACTCTGAAGAAACGACAAACGGAACTTGCCGCAGTTGAATCCGCAAAAGCCAAAAATATGCAGGCACGAGCAGGATACCGTTCACAGATCCTTGACGTGGTCGCTCTAGGGACATCTATGTACGGATTGATAAAGCCTGCCATTGCATTTGAATCCGCGATGGCAGACGTGAAAAAAGTCGTTAACTTTGATACCCCGAAACAACTGCGTGAAATGGAAAACGACATCAAGAATATGTCGAAATCCATTCCGCTGTCCTTGGACGGGTTGGCGAAGATTGTTGCCGCAGGTGGGCAGTTAGGCGTGCCACGTGAAGAACTTGCGGGATTTGCGGAAACAGCGGCAAAGATGTCCGTTGCGTTTGATATCTCGGCGGACGAGGCAGGACAAGCCATGGCGAAAATGTCCAACGTTCTGCAAATGCCGATTTCTGATATGGAACGTGTTGGCGATGCTATAAATCACTTGTCCAACAATATGGCCGCGACTGCACCTGAAATCGTAGAAGTAAATTTGCGTGCGGGTGCGATGGGTAAATCGTTTGGACTTGCCTATAACGAAGTATCAGCCTTGGCTGGAACTTTTATCGCTATGGGAAAAAGCCCTGAGATTGCAGGCACGGCGATAAATATGATGGCAAGTCGATTGAAACTGATACCTGTATCAAGCGGTGCAGCACGCAAAGCATTTGACCAGCTTGGAATTTCAATGAAAGACTATACAAAGCTGGTAGAATATGGAAAAGGTAAAGAAGCTATACTTACAGTACTGGACGCATTGCAAAAAGTCCAAGGTGTCAAGCGTTCACAAATTATGGTTGATATGTTCGGCGAGCAAGCAAACCGGCATATAAATTCATTGGTCGAAGGCTTAGATACAGTGAAAGCGAACTTTGCGCTTGTAGCAGACGAGGCCGCTATGGCGGGTAGTATGCAAAAAGAGTTCGCAGCCAGATCCGCAACAACCGAAAACAACATTCAATTGCTTAAAAATCAAATGGCGGTGCTGGCGACAAATGTCGGAAGCACGTTGTTGCCTGCTATAAACACATTGGTTGGGACATTCGGAAAAGCGGCAGGCACGATTGCGGAATTTGCACAAAAACATCCAACACTTATAAAATATATCGGTCTTGCTGTTGCAAGTATGGCATCAATGAAGTTGGCAACCTTTGCGTTAGGATATGGATTCACTTTTCTGAAAGGCGGATTTCTGTCTATTGTGGGGATATTCACCCAGGCACGAACCGTATTCTCTTTGCTTCGTGTCGGAATTGGCGGACTGATACCAATTATCCGTGCAGTAGGTTTGGCATTTGTATCAAATCCAATTGGACTTGCAATAACTGGAATTGTAATTGGTGCTGCTTTGATAATCAAATATTGGAAACCAATAAGCGCATTTTTCAAGAATCTATTCGCGCCAGTAGTGCAAGCATTCAAAAGTGTTTGGGATTGGATAACGAACCTATGGGAAAAAGCAAAAAACATTTTTAATGGAATCAAAGAATGGGTCAAGGATAGTTGGATAGGTAAAGCATGGAGCTGGACTTTTGGCGACAATAAAGAAAATGCTAAAACATCTACATCGCCAAAGATTGGTGAAAGTGTTGCCGAAAGTTTTTCCCCAATTGATCAAACCATAACTGAATTGCCACGATCATCTGTATCCACAAACAGCAATCAATCCAGTGTATCGGTGTCCGCACCAATAACGATAAACACCAGTCCCGGAATGAATGCCGAAGAAGTAGCAAAACAAGTATCAAAGGAATTAAATACCAGAGAACAAACAGCACAACGTCGTGCAAGGGGTGTTAATTATGATTAAACTGTGCACCAAGATATATTCCAACAATCAATAGAACCAAACCACATATCTTTAATTTTGGTGCATCATAAATAGCTCTCTTTATTCTGCCCATTTTTTGTCGTTTTTCAAGTTCTGGAAATGTCCCTTCATCATCAAAAAGAGATGTAGTAAATAAATCATAAGACATTACTAAAGTTCCAATGATTTGTAATATTGTTGCTGTTGTCATTTTCTACTCCTTTATTCTGATTCACAATAGATTGTATCACTTTTCTCAAATTTCATACTTTGGAAAATGATTTTTTTCATTATTAAAATAAGGAAATGTAATGACAAGCTTCGGAGATTTATCAAAATCGGTCGGTGGCAAGTTTAATCTGAATGCCATGCTTGGGGTCAATATGATGATGATCTTGGGTGCGTATAGATTCTGCATCGGGAATGCCGCATATCAAAACCTTGTGCGCACTACAGAATACAATTGGGTAGAGCAAAAAAGAATATTAGGCGAGCCCGCTATGCAGTTCATCGGAATTGGCACGGACACAATAAAACTGGACGGTGTTGTGTACCCACAGTTTAAGGGAGGATTGCGTCAGGTAACCCTAATGCGTGCACAGGCCGGACTCGGCATTCCTTTGATGTTAATATCCGGCAACGGAATGGCTTTCGGACGTTGGTGTATTGTGGATATTGATGAAACACAGACAACTTTTATGGCGGATGGCAGTGCACGTAAAATCGCATTCTCACTCACACTTAAAAAATATGGCGAGGACGCATTACCTGGGGCATTAGGTGTTGTTCAAAAACTAGTGGGATCATTATGACATTCTACACAAGCGTTGACGGTGATATCGTTGATTTAATCTGCTATCGGCATTATGGACGCACAAGTGGCGTGGTCGAATTGGTATTGGAATTAAATCGACACCTTGAAAACTATGAGGCTGTTTTACCTCAGGGAGTTCGAATTCTACTTCCTATTATTGATGACCCTAAAACCAAACAAAAAACGAAACTTTGGCAATGAGACCTAAATTCATAATCACAGCTGATAATGTTGATATCACGGAACTGATAAATCCACGATTGTTATCCATAAACATAACTGATGAAATCGGGATTGTTTCTGACTCCATGACAATTGAACTGGATAATCGTGACAGTGAAATAGATATTCCACCTCGTGGGGCAGAATTGGCGATAAGTATTGGGTATGACGAACTGCAAGATATGGGCAAGTTTATTGTGGATGAAATAGAATTAAAATCACCACCCGAAACAATGACGATCACAGGGCGGGCGAGTAATTCTACATTTCGGGATATGGGGGTGTTCCTGTCCCCTCGAACAGAATCCCACGAAAAGAAAACTGTGTCCACAATTGTGAATACGATCGCAAGTCGATACGGTCTGACCGCGCAAATTGCGACTGAATATACTGATATTATAGTAGAACATTTGGATCAGACGGATGAGAGTGATAGTGCCTTTTTGATGCGTCTAGCGGGCGATTTTGGTGCAGGCATAAAAGTAGCAGGTGGCGCACTATTGTTTATTGAGCCAATGTCGGGCAAATTCCCCGATGGCAGCCCATTACCAACTAATGAGATAAAACCTGACAAGATCGTCAGTTACCGAATGAGAATACTAGAACGAGGCAAATACGGCATGGTGGTAGCAAAATACTACGATTTTAACGCTGCAGAGGTAAAAGAAATAAAAATCGGGGATCAATCCCCGATTTTTACATTAAGGGAAACGTACAGGGCTGAAAACATCGCTAAAGCACATGCAAAACAGAAATTGGCAGAGATACAAGCTGGAACAAAAACTCTATCCCTTGAAATTATCGGGAATGGTCTGATCACGGCCGAAGGGATAATAATAACAACATCCGTACCACAGATTGATGGATCTTGGATCGTTAAATCCGTAAACCATCGATTGGATAGTAGTGGATTCAAAACAAGTATAGAGGGGGTAATAAAATGACAAAAGAGCAAAAAGACGGGGTACGTGTTCAACTGGGTAGCGCAATTCTATACGCGCTCATGGCAGCACTAATTGGATTCGTAGTTCGTGCGGAAACGCGCCAGGTGGCGGCTGAAACTCGAATAGGACAACTGGAACGAAGAACAGATACTTTGGAATCTGACCTTAAAGCCATCAAAGAGTCTCTGTATGAAATAAAGGGGGACGTAAAACTTCTAATCAAGGGAGCAAATATATGAAAACCGTAATAAAAAAGATATTGGAATACATTTCCAAGATATTCAGTGACCGTGCTGGCACACCATCCGCAAAGCGTTATGCCTGTGCGGTATTTGGAATCACAGCAGTAATTCTTGCGTTCTGCAATTACAGCGTTGAATTGGTCAGTGCATTTCTTGCCGCCACACTTGGGGAGAATATAGCAACCATATTTGAAAAGGATAAAAAATGAAAAGACAACCACGTGGAATCCGAAACAATAATCCAGGAAATATCCGATACAACGGTATTGAATGGCGAGGGCTTGCGAAACCACCAACTGATGGCGCGTTCTGCGTATTCATAGCACCGCAATTCGGGATTCGTGCCCTTGGCAAATTGATACGGAATTACTATTTCTACTATGGTATTCGGTCGATAAAGGGCATCATCAATCGTTTTGCTCCGAGTTCTGAGAATAATACCACTTCCTACATTCGAGCCGTGGCGAAATCCACAGGATTTGATGAATCCGAGCAGTTAGATCTTGAAGATGATGATGTGGTGGTAGCACTGATGCGCGCAATAATCCGTCATGAAAACGGAAAACAACCGTACAGTGACGAAGAATTAAGGATGGGGCTAAAATGCTAGAAAAAATAAAAAATATATGGAATGAATTAAAATTTGCGCTGGTAGCGTTGGGACTATTCGTAACATATTTTATTGGCAGAAAAAAAGGGAAACAAGATGAAAAAGCATCTCAAAATGAGAAGGTTTTGGAGAACTTGGGGCGGGCTAATAAAGCTCGCACTGGGCTTCGCAATCCTTCTGTCGTTGATAAGTTGCACGACAAATACAAGCGGTGATTATTGTCTGTTGTATCGTCCGATATATGCGGATTATAAAAAAGATACTACTAACACAATACGCCAGATTGACGATAATAATGTAGTTTATGATACTATATGCAATCGCAATTGAAATCCTATATTTTTTTAGAACAATTAAAAAACAAAGTAATTTAATAGTTCAGACATTATGAAGATTTTCCTAAAGAAAAGACTTGCGATTCGAATATATTTAGGACTAACATTGTCTGAAGACATTGTTGGGGGTTGCATGTCAAAGTTATTTTCTATATTTATATGTTTTTTATTTATAATTATGTCTCTCCCTGCTTATGCGGACTGGTGCAGAGTGCAAGGCGGCGGAGCCTGGACTTCTGGTTCAAATGGTAATCCTGCTAGTGCACCAGGACAACATGTAAATGGTGTTGGTGGCACAGGTGGCGCAGGAGGAATAGGAACAATTTGGATTATGGATATATAGGATTATATAGATGACAGTAAAGACAGACAAAACAAAAAATAATTTTTATGAATCACAATTATTGAGATTATTCTCTTTGTCTGTCTTTTTATTTGTTTTGATGACAGTTCCGTCCTATGCTAATTGGTGTCAAGTATCAAGTAATGAAATAGAGCCATGTGTAAATAATAGTATTCCAAAAGGTTGGGTTGGTTGTGGTTTCTTTAAGGGAGAACATGTTTGGTGTGATTCATCTAAAAAAGTGAGCACAGATACTAATAATATTAAAAACAACGCTAACGAAAAAAATCCGTACAGATTCTATGCCGGACTTTCTGTTGGATATGTAGCATTTATGGATGGCGGTATAACAGCAGATTATAAAAATAAGACAGACTCTTGGGTGGTACCAGGTTCGTTTCAGCAATCAGAATTAGAAATCAATAAAAGAAGCACTCCCATTCAACTTTCTGTTGGTACAAAAGTTATAAAAGATCTTAGGGTTGATATTTCATATATGATTTATTCTGGCATATCCTTACCAGGGTTGGTCAATACATCAGCTGGTGGAAGAGATGGTGGTTATACTGATTATTTTTCATTTCATTCCAATGGAGGCGATATTTCTGGAAACGCAGCAATGTTAAATGCTTATTACAATCTAGATAAAATTACTGGACGTATTATTGGCGGAAAAGTGACTCCATATATTGGTGCAGGTATTGGTCTTGGAACAAATAAGATTTCTGATTATGAAGTTTTTGACGCAGGGCTTCATGCAATGGATGCTGGAGTGACAGGATCATCCAATATTTTGGCTGTTCACTCTGGAGGAACAACAAATAATTTTGCCTATTCGGTTGAAATCGGTGGTACATCACAGTTATTCAATAGATTGCAGTTAGACCTTTTTGTTCGTTATACTGATCTTGGACGAGTGCAAACCAATGGAGACGTTTTGTTAACTCAAACTGTATGGGTTGATAGCGCACCAGATCATGATGAAACACTCAATTATAAAGACTGGAAAGAAAGCGGAACTTTGAGTATTATGGATATCGGCGCACGTCTCAGATTTTTATTTTAATTATTTGCCCATATAAATATCACTTGCGACTCTTATTTAACGATTGTTGGTTAAAATTTTCACTCCGATTTATAACCTAAATCGGGGGTATTTTTTATGCTAAATTTATCTCAAAATAAGAATCAATTCCTGTGTAAAATTCCGTGTAGACAATGTGTAGACGCAAGTAGCGATTTATAACGATTTTGGCAGATTTAGAACGACAAGCGTCAATTTGTGTTATATGGCTGTAATAGGCAGAAACCAACGAGAAATGAGTGCGTTTGTATCAAAAGGAAAGCCGTGGTCTCTAAATTATGAGCGCTCCGCTCTAACCAACTGAGCTACCGCCCCAAAACCAGTGCCGATATAATAATCCCAAAAAACTATAATTGCAAGAACTTTTTATCCATAAACGCCGGCAAATTGAACTATCTGGATTTTATTCTGTTCATAATTTCATCGAACCGGCATTGATGATAAGCAACACCACAAAATACACTATTTTTTCAATAATAAATAAACTTTAACCATTTGATATACGTACAAATTAATTTCCTAGAAAGTAAGTTTTTTATTGATTTTACTATGCATAATTTAGTTATATATGTCCCATAGAGTTGGGAGACGTTTTTATTACGAAAAAATCATTACTTCCATTTTTACTATTTTTCCCTGGTTTCGCATTTGCTGCGACTTTAACTTGCGGTACATCCCACTATTACAACGGAACATCATGTGTTGGTTGTCCGGCAAGTTATTATTGTCCCGGGGTCACGGCAACTGTTGGAAACGGGATACAGGGACGAAACCAATGTCCCGCTGGATCTTACTGTATGGCATGGGCGTCTGCACCAACATCATGCGCATCCGCAAATGCAACCTATATTAATTCAGATCCAGGTGCCGATGACCAAACTGATTGTTATTTAACATGTGGCGCC